ATTGTCCAAAAAGTGATGTTTATGAATTAATTTTACCTATATTGAATAAATTAAATTGCAGGTCTCCAATAAATATTCGTGCAAATTTAGTTTTAAAAACATATGAACACATAATAACTAATTGGCATACTGATACAAATTATAATGATGCAAAAACATCTATTTTGTATATTAATGATTGTAACGGTGCTACAATATTCAAAAATAATGATAATAGAGTAACATCAGAAAGTAATAAAATGTTGACATTTGAATCTTTAAATGAACATGCAACATTGACACAAACAGACAAAGAAGAAAGAATTGTAATAAATTTTAATTATTTTTAATATTATGATATACTAATAATTTTAAAGGGTGCAATATGGCTAAACAACCAAATGTAATACCATTTCAAGAAGGTGCTCCACCTGATAATTTAGAAGTAGAAGAAATAGATAACAATGAAGTTCTTATTGGTGATAAATCATTAGATGATATTGTAGAAATTACAAATGAACATGATTCTAATATTGCAGAAGATATAGATGAACAAGAATTATCAAGAAAAGCACAAGATTTATTAGATGCATTTGAAAGTGATAAAGAATCAAGGTCTGAATGGGAAGAAAGATACAAACAAGGTTTAGAAACATTAGAACCTGATGGTGGCTTAACAGAAGAAGAAGAACAAAGAGCTACAAGAGGTTTAAGTACCGTCGTACACCCAATGATAGCGGAAGCCGCCACACAATTTAATGCGAAAGCTATTGCAGAATTATATCCATCAGGTGGACCAGTTAAAACAACTATTGTTGGAGAGCCTACAGAAGAATTAGAAGACCAAGCACGACGAGTTCGTGATTACATGAATTATCAAATCACACAGGAAATGCCTGAATACTTTCCTGATTTAGATACAATGTTGTTTCAATTGCCATTAATTGGTCATGCTTTTAAAAAAGTATATTTTGATACAAATTTAGGTAGGCAATGTTCACAATTTGTAAAAGCAGAAGATTTTATTGTTGCACCTGATAGTAAAGATTTATACACCTCAATTAGATATTCACACATAATAAGATTACCAAGAAATGATTATAATAGATATGTAGAGAATGGTTTCTATTTACCAATAAAATATATCGGTAGTGATTATGACCCAGCAGGAGATGTTGGAGAACAAATAGAAGGTGTTTCATCAATGGGAGATGATGAACACAATGAAACAGTTACTTTAATAGAAATGCATGTATATGAAACATTTGATGGCATAGATGGTGTTACAGATGAAGAAAATGACGATATGGTTGCTTTTCCATATGTTGTAACCATAGATTATGATTCACAAAAAATTGTTTCTATCAGAAGAAATTGGGACATAAATGATGAAAAGAAATTAAGACAGGACTATTTTGTATCATATAGATTTTTGCCCGGCACAGGGTTTTATGGTTTTGGTTTATATCATCTAATAGGTGGTCTTGGTAAAGCCGCCACAGGTGCATTAAGAGCTTTGTTAGACAGTGCCGCTTTTTCAAACATGCAGGGTGGTTTTAAATTAAAAGGCAGAGTTACAGGTGGCGAATTACAAGTTAATCCCGGTGAATTTGCAGATTTAGATGCGACAGTAGATGATGTAAACAAGGCTATTATGCCATTACCATTTAAAGAGCCATCAGGTACATTATTTAATTTAATGAACGCAATCGTACAAGCAGGACAAAGATTTGCAAGTACTGCCGATTTAAATGTTGGCGATGTAAACCCTAATGCACCAGTTGGTTCAACAGTTGCATTAATAGAACAAGGTTCTAAAGCATTTAGTGCAATTCACAAAAGATTACATTATTCACAAGGTCAAGAATTTAAACTAATTGCAAAATCAAATGCAAAGTTTTTACCTGAAAAATTTGAATTTAGTTTATCAGGTGTTACTCAATTCATAATGTCATCAGATTTTGACAGTACAATTGATATAATACCAGTATCAGACCCAAATGTATTTTCTACTGCACAAAGAATTGCACAAGCACAATCTGTTCTTCAATTATCACAAACAGCACCAAATCTTTATGACCAATATGAAACACATAAAAGAATGTTGGAATCACTAAGAATACCAAATATTGGCGAAGTGTTAAAAGAACCTGAAGAAGCATCAAGAATAGACCCAGTTGATGAAAATATGTCTATTATGTATGGCAAACCAATAAGAGCATTTCCAGAACAAGACCATGATGCACATATAAGTGTTCATATGCAATTCATGATGGACCCATCTTTAGGTGGCAATCCCGGTGCTAGAAATTTACAACCAATATTAATTGCACACATAGCAGAACATATTGCATTATTGTATAGACAACGTATGCAAACAGCAATTGGATTAAATCTTGCACCATTACCTGATGTACGAGACCCTAAATTTAAATTTGATGATATTTCACCTGAAATGGATATGTTAATATCACAAAGAGCCGCCGAAGTTGTTAAACAATCTCCACAAATGGCACAAATTGATGCGATTACAAATATGGGACAAGGACAACAACAAGGTAATCCTTTACAACTTGCACAACAACTTGCACAATTAGAAGCACAAATGTTGCAAATGAAAACACAACAAGAACTTCAGATTGAGGAAGCAAAAGCAAAACAAGATATGGCTATTAAAGATGCTGAAACAAAACAAGAGTTAGCTATACAACAAGCAGAGTTAAATCAAGATTTACAGGCAAAAATGGCTAAATTACAATTAGAACTACAAATAATCCGAGATAAATACCAAGCTAAAAAAGGAGGTTAAAATGCCCGGACATATGGACAAAGGAACAAAGAATTATCGTAATATGATGAAAAAAATGGAAGGTATGAATTCTATGTCTCCTGATAATATTGAATCTATAATTAAAGGTGACCCAAATTTAGAAAAAATGAAAATGCAACCATTGAGTGAAGAAATGTTAATGCGACAAATTAATGCAGGTACAACTTCAGATGCAGAAATGAAATCAATGGCAAATAGCATGTTAGATTCAGAAAAAGAGTCTATGATGAAAATGTTGCAAGGAATGGATTTTGCACCATCAGATATTAAAGATGCAATAGAAGCATTAATGGATATGGGTTTTGATAGAGATGCAGTATTAGAGATTTTAGAAAGCACACCCGGTCTAATAGGAAATATTAGTAATAAACCACAAGTAATGCCAAAAACAATGACAGAAGGTGCTTTGGGTGCATTATCTGATACACCAAAACCAATGATGCGACCTAAACCAATGCCTGAAAGATTAGATGCAGATAGAACACAAAGCATGGACATGCAAAAGACAGGCATGGGAACATAGGCAAAAAAATGGCTAAAGAACCATTTTCATTAAAAGATGCTAGTTTATTAAAAGAAGGCATATTAGCTGAAGAAGCAGGTTATAAGCCATTTGAAAAATTTTCTTTTGGTAAAGATTTTACACTAAGACCCGAAACAGTTTTTGGTGCTTTGCCCGGTATTGGAGATATTTCAATACTTGGTCAAGCAATTGGTAAATATCAAACAGAAGATGCTTCAAATAGATTATTAGGTATAGATAAGGGTTTTCAAGCAACATTAAAAGGTGCAGGCACTGGTGGTAGTGCAACAACACAAATAATTAATGAAATAAAAGAACAAAAAGCTAATGACCCATTTTCTACAGAAACTAATATTACTCGTGATGACATACAAAAATATATTGCAAGTAAAAGACCTGATTTAGATTTGGCACCTATTCAAAATACAATGTTTACAAAAGCTGAAATTGCCGAAAAAGATGCAGGTGGTCGTTTTGGTGACCAACAAGTCTATACAACACAACCATTTCGTAGTGGCAGAACTGCACAAAATATTACAGGCACAGGCTTTAGAGGAGGTATAAGTCCACAAGATAGGGCTATGATAGAAGAAGATATTGCAATATCAGGATTTAGTAGTTTTGATGATGCTATAAAAGGTGGATTTTATGACAATGAATTAAAATCTGTGAGTGATTTTGCAGAAGATAAGATAACACAATCAAATATTAGAGGTGCAGTTGATGCAAAAGGTAGAGATATTTATGACCCAGCTTTTGCAAGAGCGGTTACATTAGAAAGTCAAGGCGATACTGCAAATGCAGATACCACTTTTATATGTACCGTTTTGTTTGAAATGAATATATTACCTATGAGTATATACAAATATGACCAAAGATATGGTCAACAAGTAAACAGAAGAATATATAATGGTTATGCATTATGGGGTAAACCATTAGCAGAAAGAATTAGAAAA